ACCATATCCGCTAAATCTGAAGCTAGTACTTTACTGACGTAAAGTTCTCTATATACGATAAGTTGCTCATTAGGCGATACGGCAAACCAAAGCACAGCACTGTAAGAACCATAACCATAGTCACATGCTCTAAACTTAACCCAGTTATTAGGGATAGGATATGGCTCAACAACATGTACCTTTCTGTCAAACTCTGTAAAAGCTGCACCTTCTTTAATGTCCCAATCCCCTTCTAGCAACTGTCTACGTTGCTGTTCTGGTAAAGACAGTAGCATGGCCTCATAGTCACCTTGCTCTGATAGGTATGGGTTATCTTTCAAACGTGCAGGAATAAACCTACGTTTAAATAATGGCTTCCCTGCTTTCTCATGTCCTGCAGGATAACGTAATGTTTCACCAGTTTCAATGTCTGTAGCTTCAAATGCTTTACCTGCAGGTGCAGGATCAATAAACATTTTCTTTACCCAGTGATGGCCTCTACCCCCAGGGTTGGTAGTAGCCCTCATATATACAGGCAAGTCGGGTGCAGTGGACCGTAGACGAGAGCGCATGTAGTTCCATGCAAATGGAGTGGGCCATTGTGTAAGTTCGTCAAAGCCTATCCAGCTAAATGCTAGACCTTGGTAACGCAGAACGTCATCTTCCTTGTCTAGGTAGGACATCCACAACCTCGCACCAGAGGGCGCAGTCCACTGCATCTTTCGTTCTGACCACTTAATTCCAGGCCATATCTTAGGGTACATCTCTTGAGATTTAAAGATAAGTTCCCTAAGTTCTTCTGTTGTATGGCGAAGTAGTAGTCCTGAAAAAGCTGGGTGACCCATAAAGCGTAGAGGATCAGCTAACATCGCATACGATTTACCGCCACCTGCACTGCCACCGTATAGTACTTCTCGTTCACCTGCAGCTAGGAAGTCAGTCTGGGGGCCAGCGTTAGGTTTAAAGATTACATTGTGAGCCTGTTCAATTGGTATTTCATTTACAATTGGAGCAGGTTTAGGCTGGGCTGGTGTCCTCTTCCGCTTTGTTTGCTTTGGCTCCAATACGCTTGGCTTCGAGTTCCTCCGCTTTGGCGATTGCCTTTTTCGCATAGTCTGCCCATCTGCGTAGGCTTCCAGCTTTGTTTTTTCTTCTTCGCTCATTATCTATCCGCTTCTTCAAACCTACATGGGATATTTCCCTGCCTGTATTTCGTGTAAGCCAATTGGCTACTTCACGATAGGAGTACTGTTTTAAGTACTGTTGTGCCTTTTCTAACATATCTAATTGATGTTCATTAGGCAGTAGTACGTCTGGATCGTCGGGGTCTAAGTCGTACCCAAAGGGTATGGTACGTGATATACGTGGGATGGGAACCCACTCATTGTTTTCTTTTATGTCAGTTGGTTGGGGTAACTTCCATTGCTTTAATGGTTTAGTCATCTTCTTCCGTTTGTTTTGGTGGCATGAGCATTACGCCACCTTTTGCTTCAACCTGCATCTTCTCAGTTTTGACTAGACCTGTACGATCTAACAATTCTTTTGCAGCTTGCATCTTATCACGAATACCTAGTTCAGTTGGATCATACAAAGCACCTACCATAGCCATAGCAGCTTTAGGTGCATTACGTGACATAAACAACTGTGTGGCATCAATGATCTCTTCTTTCAAGCTAGACACAACCTGTGTTGTAGATGTTGTATCTGAATAGCCAGCTAGTTTCTTAGCCGTGAGAACATCACCACCTGCTTCATCAAACAGGACTGCCAAAAACTTTTGCTGTTGTTCTGTTAACTCACGAGCCATCGTTTATTCCTTATACAATCAATTCAAAATGTGGGCCATCAATGAAAGGTCTACGGTTCTCAGATCGACGTAGGTCAATATACTCATTCATAGCATCTTCCATTGTACCATCATAACGAGCGATATTTCCGACTGACCAAGCTGCGCCCCATTTAATTGCACATCCAACTTCCATAGCGGCTGCTGCCATAGCGTCAGCAATATTATCGTAAACATTAATTTCCCAAATTACATCTGAGCCATCATAAGCTACAAGGTCTACGGCATGTGAGTAACCATCTCCTTGAATCAAATGTTTTGACTTCATTGTTTGTGATCGTCCAGACTCATACAGTTTCTTTTGTTCTGCTAAAGTTCTGACTCCATACGTCACTCCAAAATCGACAGTAGTCAGTTCGATAGCACGATTAACGGTTGCTACCATATCAGGGTGGACACCTTCAAGTTTCTTTAATGATCTATTGCTTAGTTTGAACGCCATCATCTTTCCTATTTTTAAACGGTAAGGCTATTAGATTATATAATCCTTGGCCTATCTGTGTGGGAGTAGGTAACAACCATCCTAGTATTAATAATAGCATTACCCATATTGGAATGTTAGTATTTTTAATTGTCAGCTTGTCTATTGACTCAGCTTCAACTTCTTTATTCTCAGTTACTATATCTCTGCCAGCATCTTGTGTAGTTTGCTGTGCTACAACCTGTTGGGTATTTTCTTTACCTACAAGTGCATTAGAGTTTACTGTAGGTCCACTACCACCACCTAGTAAACTTAATGGACTAAATCCACAACTAGATAATAGTAGGATCAGGCATATGCTACTTAGAAGACGCATTGCCTTTTGCACCCATACTACTGAATCCAAAGTATGCAGCCGTTACACCAGACACAGCCACAACATATACTGCAGCAATATCAGCTAAAAGATTAGCAGCTTCAGACAATCCCATGAATGAAGCAAGCACAATAATTAATGGATATGCTAACATACCTGACAAAGCAAACCAAGTCATTTTTAACTGAGCATCACGTTTGTGATCTTCATCTTCCATGCGGCGACGACGATCTTCTAACATGATCTCTCGTTCATCTTGATCTAGTGTGCCATTACCATTTAGGTCATAGTCTTCAACCATTACGTCCTCCTAAACCTTGCAGCCGTTTTAGCTGCTGCTTTAGGCTGTTGAGAATGTTGTTTACCTGCTGCTGTATCTTTTCTTTTCTTTGCAGTACTAGCTGCATATTGAGAAGAAGACATAGCTTTAAGTGCTGCTTTAGGGAGATAACGCTCTCCCGTAGCATTTGGACCTTGTGTTGATGGATTCCCACTTTTAGTTCCCCATTCCTGTCTTGTCCATTTCTTTAGACTTTTCTGTGGTGCCTTTAAACTCATGTTTTGTATCCACCACCTGCAGCTTTATATTCTTTGGCAAGTAGCTGGGCTTTACGTGCAGACCACTGCCCAGCTTTACCGCCTCTTGTACCCGCTTTAATCTTTTTAAATAGACGTTCACGCAATGCTGGTTTTGTGTAGTTTCCAGCCGAATTTACGGTACTCTTCTTCTTTTTGGGCTTGGGGGATTTCCGTGGTGCTCTCATCGTATACTACTCTCCGAATGTCTCCACGCCCAATACCAATGTCATTCAATTCATGATCTGTCATTGCAGATAGTTGCATCATAGCAATACGACGATTCGCTTCAGCTTGACGTGCTTCAATAAATTTAATAAATAGTTTCTTAAACCATTCTTTCATTTTAACTTCTCCTGTATGTTAACGCTACACTATTGTAGCTACGGAGATAGTTATATCATAGATACTGACCTAGTAGTACCTACATAATTTGCATACCCGTTAACCTACAGGCACAAAGGTTTCTGTTACAGTACACATAAAGTCTAGTTCAGGTGAAGCATTACCAGATGCAATACATTTAATAGTATCTCCTGGTTCTAATACAAGCGTAGCACCTGTAAGCAAAACATCCTCGCCTAAACTTAAATTTTTACCACCAATAAGCCTAAACTCTAGAGAGTCACTTGCCCTTACCCATTTAGCTAAAGCAGTCGTAGTGCCATTTGCATTTACACAAAATAGCATAGTGACTTCTGCACGACAGTTAGCAGGGCAGGTGTACAGAGTTTCTACTGCATCCTCAGTGTCACATATGACACCTTTACTAACTGTACGTGCAGATTTACCTTGGTTAAAAAGGGTCATTACTTTTTGCCCTTAACTTTTTTTATAATTTTAGTTACCCATGCTTCGTTTTCAAGTGTAGTAGGATCATCTTTTACATAATGGCCTTTAGCATTACGAGCACGAACCTTTTTGACGGGTGCTAGAATAGCTTGTAGTTCAGCAACTTCAGTTTGATAGTTACCATCTGCATCTTTAGTCACTACAACATTTTTATTTGTATCTTCTACATGCTGCCCATGATTAACTACAAAGTAGCCTAGAGCACTAATCTGTGATATCTGTTCTGGTGTCATATTACTTACCTGCGTTTTGACATTTCTTAGCTGCACCGCAGTTAGCTGGTGTGGGGCATCCTTTACATGGTTTAAAGGCAGTAGCTACACCACCTGCTTTATATTGATTATATCCTTGAGCCATAGCTGCTTGTCCTTGTTTTACTGCATCTATTCGACGTTTATACACTTTACCTGACTTACCCCAACGGTAGCCACCTTCTACTTTTTCTACTGGCATTATGCATTACCGCCTTTTACTTTATGGCAGTGGGGAGTGGCGTAAGCACCCCCTTGCCGTATAGTAATTGCCATTTCCTTAGCTTCCTCTAAACACGCTTCCTCAGTATAGAAAGGTTCGGGTTTAGCTATGACCTTACAGGATAATGCCATAGGATCAAAGCATACGAGCATTATCCCTATCCACATAGTACTACTTCTTTTTCATCTTAGCGTAACCGCCAGACTTCATCTTAGTCTTTTTAACTGCGCCACCCTTAGCTTTATTCTGTGGGCGTAGCCTAGGCTTAGGTGAAGTACCACGAGTGTTACCACCCTTCATGCCATTTTTCTCTTGTTCCATTTTACGAAGAGTTTTTTCAATAGCGGCTTGAATCTTAGCACGTTGTGCTTCAGTTTCAGCTTCACGTTTTGCTTTACGCAGTTCAGTGATAGACATATTGTTTAATGCAGCCATTGTAAGACCTGTAGCTGCTGTACCTACTGCTGCACCTTCTACACGACCTGTACGTGTACCAATGCGACGACCCCCACCAAACGCACGTTGTGCTGGTGTAGATGGTTTCTTTACTTTACTTGCCGCTTTTAAACCTGATAGTGGATTTGCCATTACTTAAACAAGCCTCCCTTACGATAATCAAATGAACCTCTACGTGATGACATACCACCCATGTTGAATCCCATGACACCGCCTTTAGCACGACCACGTGCTTTTTTACGTGCTGCTGCCATTGCTTCATCTTCAGCTTTAACAGCCGCTTGAATTTCTTCTTTTGTCATGTCTGACTTACGAGGTGCAGCACGTTCCTTTTCAGCCATAGGGTCTTTAGCTGGATCGTAGCCTTTAAACTTTTTCTTGTTAGCTGCTGCTTGATCTAGTGAACGACCTGCTGCAGATGCCTCTGCGCTCATTTCAGCTTTAACATCTTTAAGCTGGTTTCTCAGTCCAGCTAGTTCTTCTTTTTGTTTGGCTGTTAGCTTTTTAGCTGCCATCATTTTACGAATCTTTTTTTCTAAATCCAACTTCACTGCAGGAAGGCTTTTAGCAGTCATTGTAGTTGCTCTGCCTGTAATGCTCGAAACTGGAAGGTTTACTTTAGGTGCTTTCGCCATTGGTATCTCTCCTATTTACCATTTAACTTTGTGACTCCAGTACCGAGCAGATAAAATATCTGGACTTGAGTCTTGTGCATTGTGTCTTGCATAGTAAGATTTTTTACGTGCTTTATCTTTAGCTGATGTAGGGTTCTTACCTGCCCCCTTCACGCCCTGTTGCCCAAAACGAATTAGTTTAATTGTGTCACCCTTCTTAGCTAGAACTGCGTGTGACTTCTTAGGATGTTTAGGAGTACGCTTAGGTTTATTATAACCTGCGAAGGTTTCTCCTCTATACGTAATACTCATTCTTCTGATCCATCTGTCCAGCCTTCCATACGCATAGCCCACTCAACATGCTCTAACGTAAAAGACCTCCCATAATGGTTCTGTACGGCTTCTCGTACATAGAATACATCACTATGGGGGATATGCAAATTACTTATAGTTCCATTTATCAAATGATTATAGAACTCTTCCAAAACATTATCTGTATATAGTTTTACTGATTTTCTAGGCATTGTCAACACTTAATTGAATTTATTACAAGTTCCTCGCCTAACGGCGGTTACTCAAATGATACACTGTACATGTTTACTAAAGTGTAATTATAGTTAGTGTATATTATAACTTATACTGTAAGATCATTACAAGTGTTACATTGTACATGTAATCACTTTAAGTGTCATCCTACTTAACTACTAACGTAGTTTTACACATTATGTGTACCCTCGTCAAGACTAAATCGTAATTGTTACAAATAAAGTGATACTGTAACATAACGTTACCTAATGTTACATCACAGTATGTTACAAAGCTGTAACAAGATATGTGTAAACCACTATATATGTAATGTGGTTAACAGTCCATTTTTCCTGATCTGTGTAGATATACATACATATATAACGTACACCCCCGCCGTGGCCCCTGCCCACCCCACCTTCACTGCGCAATTGGGCGCATTATGCAAGGTCATGACGCATGGTGAGAGCAGCAAAACTGAAACACTTCACCACTACATCGAAGATGTAAACAAAATCAGTGACTTACTTGTCTTCGACAACTGTTATGCAATCAGTTGCCATGCTAAAGCATGATCCTTGGCAGCAAATATGACATCGAAGATGTGTTGACGATACAATGCTTATTCTAGCACCATACCCATAGGGTATCTGGTCATTGGCAGAGCAGCGCACGGCTTGTGGGATCATGAGACTGAACCGATTGAAACTGTCCAACGTTGGACGCTTCACCGAAGGTGTCTCTTTGTTGTGGCAATTATGTCACAGTCCTTCACGAGTTTAGCGCATGAACTTCAGAAAAAAATGGAACATTTTATTTCTTGCAGTAGCGCATGAAACGGCAAGCGCAGAGGATCACATCACGTGTTTGGTTGCTTCGCAACTTGGAGGGTTGACTTCTATTACTTACTAACTATTCTAGTAACATAGATAGTTTATATCTCTCCCTTTAGGGTGAGAGAGATAATAAACTC